GATGCAGCCATTCCACGGGCGATATTGTCAACTGCCATATCTCAGCCCTCCCCGATTGCCGCGCCGAACACGGTCACGCTTCCGGCGTTTCCGCCGTTTACTACCTGCATCTCGCGGATTCCGGAGGTCGCCACGCTGTAGATTCCCTCTGCGGTAATGGTTTCCGCCACGCTGTAATCCGTCTGGTTGATGGAGGCCAGCGCGATGAAATTACCGTTCTCCGTGTCCGCTTTTCCCTTGATGGTCACGTTCAGAGTTCCTGTTCCGGTCGCCTGCACCATTACGCTGTCCGCCCCATAGGGGACGTAGAAGGTGCTGCTCGTCGTGCCCGTGCTGCTCGTGTCCAGAAACACGAAATTTGCCAAAACCGCCATGTCAAAAACACTCCCTTATCTAAAACTTTGATTAAATACCCTTGAGGTAAATCTCCGCGCTGGCGCTGTATTCTCCGTAGCTGGCCGTCACCGTAAGCGGCGTCGTGCTGCCGCCCCAGCAGGTGACGGTGAGGCTGTTTCCGCTTTCTTCCACGGTGTACGCCGCCGGATTTGCCCCGGAAACGGCATATTCCACCGGAACCCCGGTCATTTCCCCGTCTTCCATGTATTCCGCTTCCAGCGTCACGCTCTGATACATGCGGAGCTGGGCCGGAACGTCCTGCAAAAACACCACCTGTCCGCCGCTCTGAGCGCCCGCCACCGTCACCTCGTAGGTTGACATAATGCTGTCGTTCTGTGCCAGCTTACAGGTAATCGTAGCCGTTCCCTCGGCGTTCGCGGTCACATTTCCCGCCTCGTCCACGCTGACAACGCTCTCGTCGCTGCTTTCCCACAGGTAGGTGATGGGATATTCCTCAGAATTTTCGACAATCTGGCCCTTTCTGCGGCTTGTGGGGGCTATTGCCCCTGTGCCGCCGACGGCCATGGTCGGTGCGCCGGAGAGTTCGATTTCCCATGTGAAAGTGAGACCTTCGGCTACGCGGTTCACCATGTCGTCGATCTCGTCGTTGGGTTCTTCGTACCTCGCCGTGAAGCGAATGACCCGTGTGGAGTCGAAATCCCCGGTGAATTCCTCGAAAAAGTCCGTGAATCCGGTAATTCTGTAGGCACCGGAGCCGAAAATCATGCGGGAATTGGTGCCGAGCTGCTTCGTCCAGCGGTTCGCGGCGCAGGTGATGTTGAAATATCCTTTGGTGATGTTGTCCCATTGCTGGCTGTCGTCGGAGTTGGCGCTTGCCCGGTCGGTCTCCACCACGAAGGGTTCCTGAAGCACGTTGCCGTAGAAGTCCAGGTGATTCCACGTCACCCGGCAGCGCCTTACGATGCCCCCGCCGTCCCCGTTGGAGATGTCCAGCGGGTTAATCATGAGCCAAACGGCCCCCATTGCCCGGAATTTCGTACCTTGGGGGATATAGGGGAGCGCCGGTTCCTCCAGCATCAGGTGTTTGTAATCGTCAAACTCCCGCTGGATTGCGGAGCTGGGTCGCACCACTTCCGCAAGGCGGAACTTGCACTTTACCCACTCTTCTTCGTCCGGACCGTAGAATCCGAGGGCTTCCCCCTCGAAGAAATCCGAAGCGTATTTCAGGTATCTCTTCTTGAATCGGTCGGTTTCCGCCATGTAATACTGGTTTTCCCGGCTGGAATACTGCGCAGGCACGTTCCAAGCCGGGTCTCTCACCGTCCCGCCGAAGCTCAGAAGGGCGTTTTTTGTGGTCTTATCGAGGGTTGCCATATCCCTCCCCCTCTCAGGCAAGCACGATGTTCAGCCCGTTCGAGCGCATCGTCTTGTAGGCGCAAAGCTGCTCGTACTTGTGCAGTTCATCGTTGAAACTCTGGCGGTTCTCCCGCAGCCGAAGCGAAAGTTTGTCCATATAGTTGGCTTCGTTGACCGTGGAAAAGCTGGAATCGTGGATTTTGGGCTGAAGATTGAGCCAGTTCCGGCTGAAATCCTCGTCCCAAGCCACGCAGACAGCCAATCCGAACAGCCGCTTCTGGCTGATGGTAAGGTCGTTGAACGTACCGTCGGTGTAGAAGTCCAGTTCATAATGGACGCCAGCCGCTTCCTGCTGGGGGAAGGTAACGATGCCAGTCTCCGCGTCGTAGGCCGCGCCGGGATAGGGCGTGACGCTGGTTCCGTCCTCCCCATAGACGATGCAGGACATGAGTTCATAGCCCAAAAGCCCGGTATCGACCTCTGTTTCCCCGGCAAGGCTCGCCTCCGTGCTTTCCCACGAGTAGTCGCCGTACTCCGGCTGCACCATGTCCTTTTCCAGATAGTCCAGCAGTTCGGGCGGACTGTTAAGAAGGGGGAGCGCAAACAGTACGCTGTCGCTCTTGGCCCTATAGAATTGCGCGGGACTGACGGTGATTTGCTCCCGCCACCGTTCGTCGTCCAGCGCCTGCATAGCCGCATTTATTATTTCGCTCCAGGCCGTAGCCATTTGCGCAACCCCCTTTGTTTTTGCCGAATTAAACCTGTTCCGCGTTCATGCCCTCGATAATGGCGCTGAAAGCGTTGTCTTTCATCCCGGCGGCTTTTGCCATCCGGTTCAGCTCCGCCACGGTGTCCCGGTGGATGTAGGGATTCTTCTCCATCCATCCCTCGTAGAACCGCTTCGCCACCATTTCCTTGTGACCCTCGCACAGCGCCGGGAATATCTCAAGGATTTTGTCGCCCAGTTCGATCATCTTGGCAAATGCTTTCCTGTCCAGCAGTTCGCCCTCGTTGTAGTTCACGCCAAGGGCTTCCCGCTCGTCCTCGCTGAGACCGTCCACCACGATGAGCCAGCGCCGGTCCAGGCACATCCGGGTGATGTTATCCAAAATCCGGCTCAGGTCGTTCTTCGGCACGAAGAACTCGCCTGTCTTGCCGATGATGCGCCCATACATCCCGCCGGGGCCGAAGTCCTGCACGTTGTCATCCGCCACGGGCGCTTGCCACAGGAAATGTACCTGCTCCGTGCTGGCCGTCACCTGAACGACCTGGGGCTTCTGCGCCGCGCTCATGGCTTCCTGGAAGGATTTCATCTGCGCCGCCATCTCTTCCTTCATGGCGGCAAGCTGCGCTTTCAGAAGGGCAACCTCGTCCTTCTCTTCGGTGGCCGCTTCGGTGGTCTGTTCCGCTTCTTTGACTTCTTCCGTCTTCACAGCCGCGCTCTTGCGCGTCCGCGTCTTCTTCACTTCTTCTGCCATCGTCTCAATTTCCTTTCTTTTTGATGGTGTGCCGCCCGCCGATGCTGCCCCGGCACAAGTCGCTGGACACGGCATTTTTGTCTTGCGTTGTCTTTCTTCCTGTGATATAATCAAGGAAAGGAGTTGAGAGCATGAAGAAAGGTATTGAAGCCACGGAATCCTACACGTTCCGTATTCCGTCCAATCTCCGGGAGAAGCTGCAAAGGAAAGCAGACGCCGAGGGGAGAACGCTGTCCAACTACATCATTTTCCTTCTCAGAAAGGCAGTTGATAAGAAGTGACTGACGAAATGAAGTGGAGGGTCTACTGCCATACGAACAAGGTCAACGGGAAGAAATACGTCGGTATTACTTCCAAAAGTCTAAGCCACAGGTTCGGTGCAAATGGTGCCAACTACATCCAGTCCCGCTATTTTTGGAACGCCATTGACAAATATGGTTGGGACGGATTTTCTCACGAACTGCTGGCAGATGGTCTTTCAAAGGAAGAAGCCTGCGAAATGGAAAAGAAGCTGATTGCCGAGTATGACCTTTGCAACCGAGACAAAGGGTATAACATAAAGACTGGCGGAGTAGACGGAAAAGGAATGTCGGCAGAGGGGAGGCTGTCAAACGGTCTCGCTCATTCCGGCCCGGATTCACCATCCGCAGTGCCTATCGTTTCCTTTGACTTGAACGGGCATCGCTGCATGGAGTTTGCGTATATCAAGTTTGCCTGTGAGTATTATGGGGTCTCTGATTCCGCTATATGGTCTGCCCTCACTAGCGAAAACAAAACCGCAGCAGGTCATCTATTCCGATATGCAAAAGATGTAGAAGGAATCGAGCAGTTCTCCGAGGAATACATGGAAAAGCACGTCCGTGTTCGCCATTACAAGTCCGGTCGCCACGCAAAATGCACCGATGTTGTTCTGTTTGATCGTACCGGGAAAAGGGCGATGGAGTTTTCTTCGATGAAAGAAGCCGCCGCGCATTTCGGCGTCTATCACGGTAGCGTCAGCGGTGTTGTGCGGGGCAAGAATGCGTCCGTAAAAGGCTACTATGTCCGTCTGAAACAAGATGTGGGTGACGCTCAATCCATTGATGTATCCGGTTTGTACGACAAACTGAATAACATTGCGGTCATCCAACTTGATTCCGATATGTCCGTTGTATCGGAGTATTCCTCTCTGCGCGAAGCCGCCAAATCCGTTAATGGCGAGCATAAGCAGATTAAGAACGCCGCCTTGAAAGGCTATGAATATCGAGGTTTCTTTTGGAGAATCCCGCCAAAGGGAGGGGTGCAGTAAGCACCCCTCCCTTTTTTTGGTTAAATGTTGGTGAGACCCACCTTGCTGGCAAAAACGGCAGCACTATCCAGGGAAGTGGTGACGTTCAGCTTTACCATGAAATCAGGGTTCTTCATGGCGTCGATCTCGATGCTGATGGGAGTGAACGTGTTCATGGCAATCGTCAGCGGCTTGTAGCCGTTAGACGCCAGCATCCAGATCTTGTCCGTGGGAAGGATGGTGCTGACGGTGCTGTACTGAGTGCCGGGGATGACGGCATCCACCAGGGGCATCAGCCGGACGCCCATGTACTCTCCGAGATAACCGGCGTTCACATAGTCACGGCCAAGCAGGGTGGCGATGGCGGCGTCCATGTTCACGTTGGTGGAGCCAGTGACCTGGGTGGGCAGCACCTTGGACAGTGCAACAGCGCCGCCGTAGGCGATCAGGTTGCGGATGCCGGTGCTGTTCACGGCGCTGATTTTGTTCGCCAGCGTGACCCAGTTCAGAGAGCTGAAGTTGTAGATCAGGCCAGAGGGGATCAGGGCGGTGTTGCTGGCGGCGGCGGTCATGGCCGCGTTCCACAGGCCCATGGTCTTGGCGTACATACCGGCCACGAGGTTCGCCATGTACTTGCCCCAGTCGGTGTTGTTGCCCACCATCTGATGCCACTTGATGGCGATTTCAGCGGTGCGGGGAGAGGGGTTCAGGGTCACGGTCTTCTCGTAGAACCGGTTCTCAGGAACGCTGCGGCTTGCGCCCCATGCGGAGTCCTGGAAGCAAACGATGTCGCCGGACCCGATGGTAAGCGCATAGGTCTCCGCGAAGCCCACTTCCACCACGTCGGCGAAGACGCTGACGGCCTCGCTGTAGACGCGGGGCAGGATGGGGGTGAGGATGTCTTCGTAGATGCCCTGCAGCACAGCGTAGAACGCGCTGTTGCCGTAGAACTCCTGACCGCGCTTGGCAAACTCCTCGAAGGTTTCGGGGGCTTTCTTGCCGGTGTTGGCGCAGCACTTCTTGGCGGCGTAGAGCAGATGATCCTTGCCGAAACGCTCGTTCAGTTCCTTGTACTGCTTGTCGTCCAGATGGGCGGTGGCGGCAGGCTCGGCGCTGTTGAGCGCCTTATGCACGGCGTCCTGGCCCTTCCGGGCGTATTCGTAGGTCAGCAGCGCACCGGCGGCGATGATGTTGGAACGGTCGTCGTTGCCGGAGAAGACGCTGTTGGGGGTGCTGTTGAGAGTGATCCTAGCCATTGTTGTCTTCCTCCTTCCCTCAATCAGGCGCTGACCTTGCAGGCCACCACGTCGTAGTAGCCGAAGGCTTCGCCGTTGCCCTCGATGAACTTGCCGGTGCCGCGCAGCTCGAAGTAGATGGCCCCAGCGGTGGCGGGGGCGGCGGCGGCGCTGGTCAGCTTGCCGGAGGCGATGGTGAAATAGGTGTCGGTGCTGGTGGAGAGGGTCACGTTGCCCTCGCCGAAGCGGTACACGCTCTGCCCGTCGAAGTTGATGCGGGTGAAGGTGCAGTAGCGACCGGCGGGAGCGCCCAGACCCAGGGTGCGAACACCGATGAAATAGTTGTTCCCGTCGGGAGAGGGGATCAGCTGATTGTCATAGGTGTTGCAGGCGTAGATCACGTCGTCAATGGTGGCGGTGGAAGCCGCGTCCACCATCTTCCAGGTGTTCTCGTTCTTGACGCCGGTGAAGCCCTCGCAGTCCAGCAGGCTGTCCCGGACGCAGAGCTGGCCCGCGTCGCAGTCGGTGGGGGTGGTGCTTACGAAATACTTACCGGCGATGTTCGCCAGCCGGTCGTTCTCGTTGTTGGTAATCCGCGCTTCAAACGCGGTATTGGCGGTGAAGCTCATTACTGCTTTCCTCCTTACTCAATGTTCAGCCCGCGAAGCAGAGCGCCCACGGTGCCGTCGTCGCCCTTGGGGGCGGTAATGCCGTCCCAGGCGAACTGGTTGTTTTTCTTCTCGGCGTTCTTGGCGCGGAACTCCATGTCCTTCTGAGCGCAGATGGACATGACGCGCTGGCAGACTTTCTCCTCGCCGCAGAAGTTGCCGTCCTTGTCGGCGCACTCGGTATAGTCGCCGCCGTCGATCTCCGCCATGACGCAGGAGATGTCCTCCTCGCAGACCTTTTCCTCGGCGCTGCGGTCGGCGTTGAACTTATCCAGAGCGGACTTGGCGGCTTCCTTCATGGCCTTGATCCGACGGGTGTTTTCCTTCTCGGTCATGGCCTTGATGGTGGCCTGCGCGTCGTCACGCTCTTTCTGAGCCTTGGACAGCTCGGCGGAGAGGCTTTCGACGCGGGCGCTCAGACCGGCGGAGAACTCTTCAGCGGAGAGCTGAATGTTGTCGCCGAAGTCGAGAACGGCATTCACGGGGAAGATGCGCTCAGGCGCAACGGTTTCATCAACGCTCGCCATTTTGTACTTGAAGGTTTCGTAGCTGTCGTTGCGCATGGTCACGAGAACGCTCTTATCTTCGTCGTTCTCCTGAGCCGCCATCACGACGTAGCCAGCGAACCGCTCGTTGAGCTTGGCAAGCTGCTTCTTCGTGAAAATCACGGTCGTCTTCACTCCTTTTTCAGAGTTATTTTTTGGGGGCTCCGGGTTCTCCTCGGTGGGCGTCCCCTGGCCCCCCTCGGTGTTCGGATGGAACGAGGCGGCTTTCAGCTTCAGACTGTTCCACTTTTCGCTGTTCATCGCCTTGAGTGCCTGGATGCTCGCCCCCGGTATCGCCGGAGCCACCGTCTCATGCAGGATTGTCACACCCAATCCGCGCCACGCCGTAAAAATGCTCACGCTGTTTTCGTCGTGTTCCTCGGTGACTTCGGTTTCCGCGCTGACCTCCATGCGGCCCTGTTCCGCAAGGTGGTCGCACAACTGCCGGTTATAAAAACGCCACAGTTTCCCGTTGGCGATAATCCACGTTCCGTCTTCGCCGGACTCCGTCCAAACGTCGTTCTCACCCTCGCCGATAGCACCGACGATGCGCTCGGCGTTGGGGCCGGTGAAGTCGCAGATCACTTCCCCGTTCCAAAGCGCTTCGTCCATATTATGGCCGTCTCCTATCTGGTTTCCCGGATACGCGCAGAGGATGGGGGTTCCCTTGAAGGTTTCCGCAAACTGTTCGATATTGCGGTAGTCCCAGCCGTTGCGGTTGAGACCGCTCCGCATGATGCGGAGCTTCACGTTGTAGTTGAGGTCGCTGTCCCTGTCCAGAACTTCCAGCAGACCCAAGACAGTCTCGCTCATACTGCATTCCTCCTTATTGGTTACACGAAATCGTCCGGCTCGATCCGTTCTACCCCGGTGATTTCGTAGGGTTTCTCTTCGTTGAAGCGGAGCTTCATCGCCCGCTCTGCCTTGGTCTTTGCCGCCGTTTCGCTCTCCGCCTGCACCCGGAACTGGTATTTTCCCCCTCCGATTTTGGCGTGAACGACGTAGAGGTGTTCCACTACGTTATGCTTGACGTTCATTCCTTGTGCGCCCCGCTTTCCTCTTCCAGCCGCTTCTGCTCCTGAAGCGCGGCCTGTTCCTTGCGGTAGTTTGCGGTGCTGACGCCAAGAAGAGCGCCGAGGAAAGCGTCGATGACGGTGATGGTGCCGACCACCTGCTCGCCGTAGGGCAGGCCCCAGATGGAACTGAGACCGAAATAAAGTGTGCCGAGAGCGGGAAGCGCAATCTGCGCAATCCATTTCAGTACGTTATAAACTTTGTCAGAGAGTACCATTGTCTGTTCCTCCGTTTCTTATCCGATGGAATCCACGTCGTTTTCCTGCCCGTCGCTGGTCACGCCCTCAGCCTCCGGTCTACCGCCGGGGTTCATGTCGTGGGCTGCCTGCGGGGGGAGCTGGCTTTCAGACTGCTTCGCAGAATACGAACTCACAAGAGGAATCCTCTTATCCAGTACGCCGCTCTTCGCCACCATGTCGCTCCAGCAGATGTCGTCCAGCAGGCTCCGGTCATGGAGTGCGTTGTACTGGATGGCGGCGGGGAGGATGCCAAGCGTCATGTCGCTGCGGAGCTGTTTCTCAAGCTGGTTGTCCATGTAAAGGTCGCCGAACATGTGGAACTCAAACTCGTGCCGCAAACGAAGGTCTGCGATGGCGCAGGCCATCAGGCGTTCCACCCCGGTATAGATGGGGGCGAGATACTTGCCCTCGATCTGGAAAGAAATCTGCGCCGCGCCAGCCCTTGCTTCGTCGGACGCGGGAATCAGGCCGCTGAGACCTGCCTGCGTGATGATGTCGCTGTTCCCTTGGCTCACGATTTCCGAAGTGGACGACACTTCGTTGAAAGTCTCCAGCTTCATGTTCTCCGCCGGGGCGAAGTAGATGGGGACGCCGCCGGTGTTGTAGGCGGCCATGAGCTGATTCCAGATTTCCGTGAAGAGCATTCGCCCTGCATTGCTCAGTTTGTACTGGTCTGCGGTATTGGTGTCCTTGCTCTCGAAGTACGGAATCTCTCCGTGTACGAATCCCACGAGCGGGTTCTGGTAGAGCTGGAGCTGAAGCTGTGTCAGATCGGCGAATTGCAGAAGTTCTATAAACAAGCCCGCCATCGTCGGCGTCACTTCCGGTAGCGCCTCGTCCACTTCGATGGTGAACGCCTTGTCCACAGGGAGCGTCACCCAGTAGTACCACCGTCCGTTTTCCCGTATCACTTCCGCGTCGGGGTCGATTGCCCGCACCCGGCTCATGTCTATCCCGGTACGGGCGGCGTACACGACTTTGCTTCCCTCCCGCCTCGGAGCGGGGGTCACAAGGCTGTTGAAGTCGTTCCAGTAATTGTCGAAAAGCCCATCCGGGAACTGCCGAACGTCCGTTCCGGGTTGGGTAAAGTACATCATGTCGAACGCCAAGGTGTACTTGCTGACGTTGTTTCTCCCGACTATCTTTATCCACTCGGACGGAAGCTGCTGGTAAAAGGCGTGGTTGATGCGGTTGCGGCTCTTGTCTGCGCTGACCCGGTAAGTCCAGAAGGTCTTACCCTCCAGCATGGATTTCGCCCCGGCTTCCCTCGCCAGTTCTGCGGGCTTCATGGCCTTGCGCAGTTTTTCAGCCAGCCTGTACTCCCGCCAGAAGGAATCGCCCATCTCGCCCGCGTCCGTCAGGCTGGGGGCGACGTAGCTGTGATAGGTCAGCAGGCTGGAGTAAGTGCGCCGCATATGGCGGTAGGTGTAATTGGTGTAGTCCAGACTGCGGGAGGCTTCGCGGAGTTCCGCTTCGTTGAGCTGCGGATGCCGGAGCATTTCCGCGACTTGGTCTTTGGTGTAGTTGATGGGGCTTGTGCCGATGCTCTCGAAGCGGCGGTTCATTATCTGCGGGCTGGCATACATGGCCCCGCTGTAACCGAACAGATTGACGAGGCTCTGCACCGGAACGCTGTATTCGTCCGCCATGCTGCGGACTTTGTCGAATATCTCCGGGAAGGAGCCGTATTTCACTTTTTGCAGTTCTCTCAGGTCAGCACCCACGGTCCGTCCCTCCTTATCCCTTATTTGTTTTCGGCTTCAGCCGCTTCCTGTGCGGATTCCTCCGCCAGCTCTTGCAGTATCGTTTCCAGCTTTTCTATCGACTCGGAAATCTTGCGGAGCATTTCCGGTTTTTGCCGCTCGATCTCTTCCTTGATAAGCACGATGTTGCAGTTCCGCACCCAGCTCTCGTCGGCTTTCGTCAGCCGTACCGCGTCGTCTTCGGAAAGTTCCACGCTCTGCTTCGGCGGCTCGCCGTCGGTGTAGACGAGGGTGTATTCCGGTGTCACCCGGCTGAACCGCTGCGGACCCATGCCGTCGATTGTCTCCGGCTTCGTGGGCATCGCGTAAAGGTGATAGCTGTTCAATAGATTCTTCCTCTCTGCCGCGCCGCTACCAGTCTGCCATTTCCTCCGACGGGAGCCGCCGCCACCGGGCTTCGGTTGACATACTGCCGAAGAAGGTCGTCGTAGTCGCTCTTCGTCTGGCGCTTGACCAAGTTCTGCCATTCCAGCCTCTGCGCCACCCGGAGGGCGTATTTCAGGGCCGACCAGCTATCGCGCTGGATGTGCTGGCTGATCCGCTTTTCCGTCCCGTTGATGACCTTGAGGTTCTGAATCTGCCCAACCAGTTCTCCGGTCTTTCGATAGGCGTTGTAGATGGCGGCGTCGCTGCGGTCGTCCTTGATGCGGTGGTATTTCTTATAGGCTTCCAGTCCGCTCTGCCAGTTGGAGGTCAGGAGCTGGACGTTACGGTATTCAAACTGCGTCTGCGCGTACCGCACCATGTCGGCGTCCGGGTCCGTCACCCCAAGTCCGCCTGCCTTGATGGGGTACAGCACCGGGAGCGCACCGGGCAGCTCAATGGATGTCTGGAACTCGTGGTTGTAACTGCACAGGGGAGGAAGTCCGTCTCCAATGTCTTGCATGAGACAGGCGGCAACGGCGGAGCCGAATTGCCATGCGTCGATGGCGAGGTAGGTGTCCGCTCCGTCAAAGCAGAAGCGATTCCAAACAGCCTTGACTTTCCTTGCCTGATCCATATCCGGCGTGGGCCGCCAGTCATCTACATACACGACTTGCTTCAGGTACTTGTCCCGCTTGATGTGGCTTCTTTGTCTCGTCAGCTTCAGCACGACGCAGGCGCACTTTGCGTTCACCGGACCGTCCGCGTAGCTCACGTCGTAGGCGACGATGTAGATAACGTCCTTCGGGAGATATTCGTTGGCGTTGTCTTTCAGGCAGCTATGGTCTTCCATCATCAGCAGGCTCCGGCAATCCGTAAGCGTACTGTCTGCCACCATCGGGAATGTATCCGTCCCCGTATACAGGCTGCACAGTTCCCGTGCAAACTGGTCAGGCGTCAGTTCCGCCTTTCGGCTTTCCGCCCAAGATACCGGGCGCATCTGATTCAGAAGCAGGACGTCATAGGGAACGTCCATCACGAATGCGCTCTGCCCCTGCTTCATCATCGTCAGGTGTCGGCATCGGTTCTCGTAGGCGTAGCTTTGCCGCCTCCCGGCGGACGTGATGCTGTGCTGCTTGTAGGGTATATAGGCTCGGCTCTTTCTTCCCTGCACCACATAAGGGAGTCGAACGGCGGGCAGGACGACTTGAACGTAATCGTCCTCGTCGAACTTCACCCCGTCCTCCTGCGCTATCTCTTCCGCCACGCTCTTGTGGAGGTTGATACCGCGCCGCCCGGTGATGGAGAGAGAACTTCCGTAGTCTGCGGTGGATATTGCAAAATTGTCCTTGCTGGAACTGTCCGTCTGGAAATGCGCCGTCAGTATCGGATAGTCATGCTCCAACGCCCGGTGCGTTTCTATTCCGATGGAAGCCGTCTGTTTCAGGCTTGGGCCGATATAGAGGGCTTTCGTTCCCGGCCATGTGAGCTGCTCGGTCTCCTCTTCCAGCAAAGAGGAATGGCTCTTGCCTGCCCCGCGCCCTTCCGTCAGATCGACGTACTGGTAGTTGGCTTTCGCCCGCATATTGATGCGGTGCAGGATGGGGAGTTCGTAGTTGGCTTCCTCGCTCCGGCACAAGTCCGCCAGAAAATCCGGAAACCACCGGCAGGCCGCCATGAAAAGCGCCCAGCCCTCGCCGAGGCTTTCGTAGCTGTAGGCGCTCGTGTATGACTTCTTCACCCATCCGGTCCCCGGCGACCATGTATAAGCTCGTCTGTATCCTCCGGGCATATCAGTCAAACCCTTCCCGTCCGAAGTCGGAATAGACCTCGTCCCTCCGCACTTTCGGGGCCGGTTCTTCCGCCGCTTTTTCCGGCGTCCAGCCGTCGTTGCGGGTCAAGTTCAGGTATTCGTAGACTTCCTGTTCCTGCTCGTTGGGTTCTGACGCAAACTCGTGGGCGTAGTCGCCCATCTTCGCCTGCTCCGGGAGAACCGGGATATCCGGAAGGTCGTTGTTCTCCCGCATGGTGTTGATGATACTGAGCATTGCGTGCTCGGCAGCGTCCACGGTCTCCGGGTAATGCTTACTGCGGCACCACTTGAAGAACATTTCCATGAACTGTTCTTTCGTCATGTCCGCGCCGATGCCGTACTTCTTTTGTATGGCGTCGATGATCCCGTCCACCCTCGCGGTCTCGATGGGCTTCGCGTCCTTCTTCCGAAGGTTCTCCGCCGCCAGATTGTCCTGGATCATCTTGTTCATGGTGCTGGCGATGGCGGCGCTGTCCTTGTCGCCTTTGGCGATGCACTTGTCTCTTAATAGCGCCATTCGGCTGCAGCTTCGCAGGGTGTCCTCCTGCTGGGCGTCCATGCCACCTGCGGAGTCAAGTCGCGTGGAGTACATACGGAATATCCCGTCAAGACTCTTGTAGTCCTGCACCGTGTAGGGGTTGTCGGGGTCTCCGTATCCCCAGTCCCGCTCCCAGCGTTCCTGTTCGCTGGCCCCGTCGGCGATGACGGTCTCAACATCGGTCTCGCCGTCGATGAAAGTCTCCTGTCTGGGAAGACCCTCCAGATATTCCAGATAGGCTTCCCACGTCGGGACGGCCTGTGACGTATCGACCGGCAGATTCAGCGTCGCGCAGATGCAATACAGCGCAACGTCACCGCCTATGTTCCCAGCCAGTTCAAGAAAACGCTTGCTTATTTCTTCTGCTTTCGCGTTTTCCGGTATTTGCATTTTGACCTCCGTTTATTTACCTCCCCATCCGGAGCGGGGCCCAAACCGCCCCGGATGGTACGAAAGGAGGATACGCGCTTATTCCCAAGCGCCCACAAGGAAGAAGAATGAAACAAAAAAAGAATGATAGCATTGGCGGACATTCCGCTTCACGCTATCATTCTTTCCCTTATTTTCGGCGTTTTGGTGCCAGTTTTTGCGCTATCCTTCGGTTTTCATAGGAGAAGTCTTCAAACCGTGGAACGCTTCTAAACAAGATTTTGTTGTTGCACCACTGCTGGAGCATTCGTATTTCATATGGAGCGTGTGGCTTGTCGTACACCATGACGTATGGGTCGAACCGAAGCTCCCGCAATGTCTCAACGCGGTATAAGTTTTCTTCCATGGTGCTGTTGTAATTTGTGAGAACGTATACCGTACCGTACTGCCCATGCGGCTTGTGCTTTGCCAGCTTTGCGTATTCCGAGAACTTCTCTTTCAAATCGTCTTTCGGATTATCCCAGGCGAAATGGATTTCCTTTATCCGCATTTGGTTTATATCGTCTATGTCATCACCGTTGAGCAAGCGAATGTCCAAACCCTGGGTGAAATCCAGCCTTGCCCCGGTCTCACGATACTGCGCCATCAGTTCCCGCTTATCCCGGCAGGCTGTGATGTTTGGATCAAGGATTTTGATTTCCTTTTGCCCGTTCCAGAAGTCCGAGACGTCGGCCACTTTGGTGCTGACGCATCCCTCTTTCGCGGCCACATGGCAGAATGGGCATTGCCTGCTACAGCCCCTGGAGGTCATTGATACGGCATACTTGAACTCAGGGTAAAGGCTGTAATCCGGGAAGCACCTCTCTATTTCAGGCGGAAGGTTTTCGTTCTTGCTCTTATCGAAGTGTTCCTTCCCGTCCGCCCCAAGGCTGATGCAGTAGCCGGTGCCGCCCTTGATTACCACGTCCGCGTTCATCGGCTCCGGCACGTCCGGAGAGTAAGCGTCGGAAAATACCTTGCTCATGTAAACGATATCATAGTGCTCAAGGTCGCTCCACCACCACTCCACCGCATCGCCCTTTGCTTTGTGGTAGGACGATATCCGCATGAGTGCCAGGTTGGGAAAGCGATGGCTGTCCACGTCTATCAGTCCGATGCGCATTTTACCCTCCGTTTATGGCCTGATAGAAGTCCCCTTCTATCCCGGCATCCTCGTCTCCAAAGTGCTTCTTCATGACGGCGATTGGAAACCGCTCGATCTCGCTTGACCATCGGCAGCTTTCGGGGCCGTTGACGGCAGCCCAAGCCAAGTCGAACCCTCCGATCCCGCTGAACAGGCTCCCCTGCGTCGGTCTCTTTTCGTACTGCGCCGATATGCGTCGCATAAGCCAGCACCAGAACCCGCTCCGCTCGTTGGCGAATCCAACGGCGATGCTGTTCCCCAATGCTTTGTACTTTGGGGTGTCAGCATCCTTGTGCGTCTTCCCGTCTTCATCGACCCACTCCCCGAGATCGACCCACGAATCGGGGAAGCCCTGAAGCCTACAGCACTCTTTTGGGGTGAGTCTGCGCACGATACTATCCGACATATTGTTTTCCTCCCGTTCCATGACCGCTTGATGGTCGTGCATACAATCCAACGCATTTGCTATCGGAGACATGGACATTTGGTTGAGCTGACCGTTTCCTACGGAAACTGCTCTCTCCTGTTTATCTTCCATGCTCTGTATCACCACCTTTGGCGTATGACCTTGGTTCGCTATGGGATGACACGGGTCTCCCCACTTCGGATGCGAGTAGTTTCCGGGGCTTGTGACCTGGGTCGTGTCAAACGGCAAAGCGTCAACAATCATCGGCACATATCCCCCTCCCATTCCCATGCTTGCAGGAAGCGTCGTACAAACGTCTGCCTCCTTTGCCGTCGCGTGGTTCTGATTGCTCTCCAGTATGATAGGCATATTCCCACCGCCGGTTCCGTATCTGGCGATTATCGGCATTGCATACTCGTCTTCTCTCCACCAATAACGCCTGACTTGGTTATAGAGTATCTTCATTTTCAAATTCCGAAGTCCCCGCTTCCCACAGTTCCAGCACGATAGCGGTATAATCTGTGATCCTGCTCTGATGGTCTCCGGTCAGGGTCGGGGATATTTTCCCCGACCCGTTTCCCCTTGCGTCGTATATGCGCCTTTCCGGAACTTTCCGTTCACGCTGCCCGTCCTCAACCATTGCCGTTTTCCTTTTGCTCCGTCTGGGTCACATAAGTTTGCTGATGCGTACCCGGTTCGGACGAAAGACTCCCGGCAACGTCTTCCAAGTCTCTGACTTCATCGCGCTGATTCTGGGTAAATGCCGTTACCCTGACGACGTTGTTCAGGTTGTAACTGATTCCTTGGTTCTTTGCCTGAAGAGTTCCGTTTATCTCCGGGTTTTCCGTACCGTTCCTGCAATCGACAGCGGCGACCGCATGTTGCTCTATCGTGTTGAGTGTATACATGACGTCTGACTCGGCGTATCCGTTTCCGAAGTGGGACTTTCTCGTTCCGTTCCCCTCGATTGCAAAGGTCTTTACCTGCTCTTTGTTCAGGATCATCATCCCGCCCTGATTGCAGGCAGGGCTCCCGCCGTTCAAGTCAAGCGTTCTGGAGGTGTCTGCTTTGTATATCCCACTGTGCGGGTTCTTGGATTTCATGGCGTTGGAGTCGTAGGCGGATATTCCGTAAGCAACTGCATGTGGCGTTCCGTGGCTGTCTGACAGGATAGTCGGAGACTTGTCCGCCTGATAGTTTGCTCCGCCCTTTCCTCCCTGCTGATCGATTCCGTAGGCGAATACGCTCTGATTGGTGAGGGTACTCAGCGCACCGACGTGTTCGTCCTGAATCAGGATTCCTTTTCCTCCTCCGGGTTTTCCTGCCCGCTCTTGGAAACTGAGCGCCCGGACTGTCTCTCCAACGCCGCTTTCAGTTCCTTCGGCAGTTCCTTCCCCCTTCTCTCCGCACGATTCAGAATTCCGAGGCAGGCTTTCTCCGACAGCCGATACTTTTCGTCCGGGGTCGTTTCCAGCACTTCCGAAAGTTTTGTCGGATTCTCCGTCCTCGGCTTCTCCCCGCAGTTGAGGGTCAAATAGAATCTCCGGCGCTGTGAGTCCGTTGAAATCACATACGAGGGCAATTCGCTTTCTGCGCTGAGGGGTTCCAAAGAACTGGGCATCCACGGTACGATAGGCGAGACTCAAGCTTCCCAGCTCCGAGTAGTAGCATCCGTATTTCGGCCATCCCCCCTCAGGCACAGGAACTGTAGGGGCTTCCGGGTCTGCGACGCGGATGATTTCCGTGAGGACCGTTTGGAAGTCCCTGCCGGAATTGCTGGAATAGGCTCCGCAAACATTTTCCCAGACGAAGTATCTGCATCGAACAGAGAGACCTGTTCTCCCCATTGCTCTGTCACGTTCCCGCATCTCCTTTGCTATTCTGATTTGTTCCATAAACAACCCGCTTCTGGTCGTTTCTTGGTCTTCAAGTTCTTCGTGCTTGAGGCCTTTGCGAAGTCCGGCCACGCTAAGGTCTTGGCATGGGGACCCCCCTGTAAGCACATCAACCGGCTCTATGTCCCACCCGTGGATATTTTTTACGTCGCCCAGATGTTTCATTTCCCGGTACTCCCGAAGCCTCCGCTTCCTCGCTCGGTATCGTCCAGTTCCGCCACGACTTCCAGTTCCACCTTTGGGATAGGCAGGATAACGATTTGGCTGATTTTGTCCCCGGCCTTGAACATGTAATCCCGCCCGTTGTCCTCGCTGTATATCTTCACGATGATGGGTCCTGTATAATTTGCGTCTACCAGACCCGTACTCGTCAGGCTGTGCTTCACATTGAGGCCGCTCTTGCTCACCAGAAGGCCGCAGTATCCTTCCGGTATCGCCATGTGTACGCCGGTGTCGTGGACGGCATGTCCACCTGCGGGTACTACGAAATCTTCCTTGGCGCACAGATCCCACCCCGCATCGGAGTCGTGTCCGTGCTTCGGCACGAATGCGCCGGGGGCAAGTTTCACTTTCACAATCATGGTTGATCTTCCTCCTTTTTCTTTCCCTTATCTTCCCGGAGGGACTCGTCTCCGAAGAACTCCGCCGCCACGGTCTTGATGAACTCTCCGTGCCACCGGAGCGCCGTTCTCTCCGATATGCCGATTTTCATTGCCGCGCCTTGCAGGCTGTGACTCCGCCTCCAGTAAATCATTTCGATAAACTCAATGCGGCTGACCCCGTCTCTCACGCGGAACGTTTCGTCAACGGCTCGTTTGACCGCATCAAGTTCCCTGCGTTCCAAGTCAGATGACGGACTCTTTACGCTCCCGTACTTGCGGGTAATGTACTTCATGTACCCCCACCAGCCCCTGTTTCTGGCGTGGCGCGATCCGTAGCTCAAGTCTCTCTCCCCCTCCGATTCATCGTCAATCAGGCTTCTTCCGTCTTACCGAATACGATTTCCCGGAGGACGTTTGCTTTCTCTTTCCGCTTCTCCACTCTCCGGCTGTCTCCCGAAAAGACCATCGGTACGCACATCTCCAGCACTCTGTCGTAGATGCGCTTATACCGGATGCTCTCCTGCGACCGCATGTCTTTCAGGGATAGGTTGGTGGTTACTATAAGGGGCTTGCCCGTCCTGTACCTTGCGTCGATGAACTGGTATACCGTTTCCGCCGAGAATTCCGTATCTCTCTCAACGCCAAGGTCGTCAACGATAATGAGGTCGTACTCCATCGCCTGCCGGACTATGTCGTTCATCTCGAACTTTGATGTTCCGAGTATTACTGGGAACGACGTCATCATCACAGGTACGCCCCGGTCGATAAGGGCATTGGCGATACAGGCTGCCGCGTAAGTTTTTCCGGTCCCTACCGGGCCGCTCATAAGCAGCCCGGTATTCTGAACTTTGATTTCGTCCCAATGCTCTACGAACGCTCGGCACTTCTGGATGTTCTCGTTCCCGTCGGAATCCTCGAAGCGAACATCGCGAAGACTTTCGTCCGATATTCCCCTGACGCGCATATTGGAGATGCGGATGCGGCGCTGCTCCTCCTTGAAGTCCTGCTCCTTTTTGGCGTATGCGTCTTCCCCGCATTTGCACAGGCACGGCACCGTGAATATCCTGCCCATGATCTCCGTTCTGCACTCTTTCTGCTGTCCGCACACCCCGCAGCACAGGAGACCGTCTTCATTCCGGAAGTCTCCGTCCTCCGCCTCGGCAGGAGCGGTATTCCTCACGATTTCCTCCAGCAGGAAGTCTCCCAAAGATTCCAGCGCCACGTCACAATGCTCCTTCCGTGTCCGAGTAGTCATAGTTGGCAGTCCGGCTTCCGCTCCCGCCATTCGGCTTCTTGCCCTTGATGCTGGCAAACGCCACGCCCATATATCCGTTGGCAATGCTGTCGGAGATGACAGTCATCACAGCCTCATCCCCGTACTGTTCCGCGTAGCCCTTTACCTGCGTGATGAACTTCTTTATGCTCACAGGCTTGTAGGCTTCCCGTCGCTGTTTCTTGTACTTCAGCCATTCCACCACGGAATCTGCCATCGGCTTTGAGAGTACGGACAAATCTTTCTCGAACTCTTCTTTCCCGTAATCCGTCTTCTTGGAGGGTTTTTTCTCGTCTTTTTCATTCCCCCCCAGACCCCCCTTTAGGGGGGTATCTTCTTTATCTATATCTTCTTCTTTATCTATATCTATTCTTATTCTAGGGGCGTTACATTGCGTTACATCGTAACGCTCTGTAACGTTACATAACGTTACGCCGTTATTTTCCTGTAATGCCTTTTGCCGCTGCCTGTAATTTGCTACGCGGTTTCTGTTCTGCTCCCGAATCTTATCCAGTCCATCTGCGTTCTGATGCGCGGCCCAATCCTCAATCACGAGGAATCCGTCCCGGCGAATCATACCAAGGCTTTCCAGCGCATCAAGCGCAAGAATCACCGTGTTCTCCTCAAAGTCCAGTTCATCCGCCAGCATCTTCGGCGTATAGGGGATATTCTCCGTGAGAAATATCATCCCGCCAGCATTGCATTTTCCTGCCAGAGAGAGGAGCATCACCCAGATAAGCACGATGTTGTTTCCGTCCGGCAACTTGCGGAGATGCCGAATCTTCCGATTCTCAAACATGTCCGTAGTTATCTTTATCCACTTGACTTCTGACATGTCCGCCTCCGCTTAGAACGGGAGTTCCCCATCGTCGTCGTCCGCTTCGTAGAACTTCGGTCCATCACCGGACGAACTGTCATCGTAGCTTGCGGCGGTCTGTTTCTGCTCCGCAGGAGCGACCATGTCCGGAACGACGCTGGGGCTGTTCACCCACGCGACTTTCAGATCCCAGTAAGTCTTCCCGTCGTATTCCCGGCTCTCCATATCTCCGATAAGGCAGATAGGGTCTCCCCTCGTCAGGTCGCGGCAGTAGTTGACGGTCGCCTTGTCGAACGCCTTGCATTCGATGTACTGCTTTTCGT